CTTCGCGGGAAATGTGTACCGCGAGATCTGAAAGTGAACGAAACAAATGCTGAATATCTGGTGCGTAAATTTGCTGAAGCGGAGGCCAAGTGCGCGGCGCTGGCGGCGGAGAATGCGGGGCTGAAGGCGGGACATTCATATTTCTCATATGGCTCTGAGCATAATTTCGAATGGCACAAAACTGCTGAGGAAGCTATCGAATCGGCTGAGGCTGCAATTGACGACTATCGCGGTGATGCTTGCGATGGATGGAGCGAAGAGGTCGATAGTATTTGCTGGGGAATCATCATGCAATCGTCAACGAAGGTTGGCGAACGACCACGCAACGAGGATGACTGTTGTGATCCTGCGATCGATACGATTTGCGATTATGCGCTTCTGCCTAATATCGACACCCCAGCCACCGATGCTTTTCTGGCTGAAGTACGGGCGCAGGGCGTGGAGATGCTGGCAAAAAATCATCAGAGTATCGTCAATGCACTTAAGGGAGATTCTCTCTTTTCTGATGGTGAATACCGACATGCAGCTATTGTTTCCGCAGCTGTATATTTCGCTGCAGAGCTTCGCAAAGGAGGCTGTCAGTGAGCGAAATTAATTATCAGGCACTGCGTGAGATAGCAAAACAGGCAACACAAGGCGAATGGGTCGCATTTATTTCGCCGGGCAAATACGGCACGTACGCCGTGCACACACCAGGAGATAATCATCACGGAGATATTGTCGACTGGCCTGGATTCGACGAACAGAAAAACGCAGAGAACAACGCTCGTTATATCGCAGCTTTCAACCCTGAAGTAGTGCAGGCGCTGTTGGATGAACGAGAAGCCCAAAGCAAACGCATTGCAGAACTGGAAGCACGGGAAATTTCGCTCCCGGAACGTAGCAGCATGCTTCATCGAACAGATTTTAACGAGGATTACCACACGGTAATGGCATACAAAGTTTCTGAAGTCATCGCTGCAATCCGCGCCGCTGGCATTCGCATCAAAGGAGAGTGAGATGAACGGACAAATCTCAATTGTTCGACCGGGAGCATGTGACGATCGCGAGATACGAATGATTATTCGTCTGGCGATGGGGAAAACAATAACGGCTCTCATTACTCCAGAAAATCTCGCATTAGCATTAACCGGAAAGTCAGACCTGCCAGTAGAGCTAAAGCTGCGAAATGTTGAGATTAAGGTGAAATAGCTATGACCACTATTACCAAAGAACGTATTGAATTGTTCATTAAAAATCCGCTTGAAAACGGGCTTACTCGTAGCGAACAAATGGAAGTGGCACGGATTGCTTTGGCATCGCTGGAAGCAGAACCGGTTGCAGTAAACGACGACATGGCTTACGCATTCCATCACGCATTGTCAGATTCATCGCTAGGCGCTGATGAAGTAGAGGAAATTAAGGCCGGTTTGCGTGCTGCCTTTGCCAACGTCACTATCCAACCAGAGCCGGTAGTGCCGGATGAAATCGAGCCAGACGATAGCAATACGTTTGATTATGTTGATGGCTGGAATGCCTGCCGCGCTGCCATGCTTCATAGTGCCGAACCTGTAAGCCAGGCTTACAAGTTGAACGCGCTAGATGGCAACTCTCCGGTAACTCCGGATGGTTGGATAAGCTGTAGTGAGCGAATGCCGGATGATGGTCAGCACGTAATTATTTTATGTGATGGCGCATTCGTTCTTTATGCGCAATATCGAGACAGTGAGTTTTTTGATGTTGTCCGCAATGGTGAGGAGTTCTTCGAAACGCAGAGCCGCAATGTAACCCACTGGATGCCGCTACCGGAACCGCCGCAGGAGGTGAAGTGATGAACAACTTAATGATCGACCTTGAGACGATGGGGAAAAATAAGGATGCACCGATCGTTTCCATTGGCGCGGTGTTCTTCACTCCAGAAACCGGAGACATCGGACAAGAATTCTATACGGTTGTCAGCCTGGACAGTGCTATGGAGCAAGGGGCCACACCTGACGGCGATACCATCCTGTGGTGGTTGAAACAAAGCCCTGAAGCACGAGCTGCAATCTGTATTGATGATACTTTGTCGATCAGCGATGCACTCTCTGAACTGAGCCATTTCATTAATCGGCACGCAGACAATACGAAATATTTAAAAGTTTGGGGTAACGGGGCCACCTTCGACAACGTAATTTTACGCGGAGCTTATGAACGAGCGGGACAAATCTGCCCATGGGCGTACTGGAATGATCACGATGTACGCACGATCGTTACGCTTGGGCGTTCCATCGGATTCGACCCCAAAATGGACATGCCTTTCGATGGCGAACGGCACAACGCCTTGGCTGATGCTCGTCATCAGGCCAAATATGTTTCAGCTATCTGGCAGAAATTAATTCCTGCCACCAGCACAGAATTATGATTTTCCCGGGTGCAGCCGGTTTTGATGGAGAAAATTATGAACACCTTGTTTTTACTGATGGCTGAATTCAATACCCCAAACATTGAACTCTCAGCAGTTAGCCAAAAGTACTTTGGTATGAGTCCAGCCACGGCAGAAGCAAAAGCAAACGCTTGTAAGTTGCCCATTCCAACATATCGCATCGGCACATCACAAAAAGCAAAACGTTGCATCAATATTCAGGATCTTGCGGAATACATAGACAAAAGACGAGAAGAAGGACGTATCGAGTGGGAACAGGTCAGAACAGGCAAACAGAAGGGCAAAGAACATCACTAAAGAAAAAACCCGCCTGAAGGCGGGTTTTCAAAAAGCACCAGCTATGATCATGCTGCTTTGCGACGACGAAGCTTACCCTGCTGCTCTTTACCAGAGACAGTAGCGTGAGTGAACGCATTAGGAGCAGCCTTCATCATAACTTCAACAGCAGCACCCATACCTGCGAATGCTTTCATTGTGTCGAACTTAACCTGTGGCTTGGTTGCTTTTTGATCTTCCATAGAAAACTCCAGAAGCTATACCGAAAAAATTCCTGTTGTTTACTCATCATCAATAGATGATACGCAATATTTATTTTTAAATTTAAGGTTCTTTGGCGTAACTTCATCAGATATATCAAAACCGTCCAGAATTCTATTGAATGTAGCTTCTGGCATATCATCATGAACAGAAATCTCACCCGATCGCTGCTTTCTAACCATGTTATCCACTCGCCAAATTATAGCTTCAGCGTAAACAACATAACTTGGATGCTTGATAAAGCGATGATCACCAGAATTCAAGACGCAAGACGGATCGTGGGGGACACCATCCTTGATACTAGAAATATTAACAACTAAAACACAATAACAATCGTTAACGGGGTAATAAACAGGATCATTACAAATCACATGAAGATGATTGCATGGCCCAGTTGGGGCAAGCACAGTTCCTTTCCTGTATGGCTGATAATCCGTCAT